TCAATTTCGTCGATTTCGGCTTGCATTTCCCAAGCTATCCTAGCCTTATCTCCCACCAATCCATCCTTGGGACAGGGAGTTCCAGCATTCATCATCGCGTCAAACACGCGAGAATCCTGACACATTACGGACACCGCTGCCACTTTCATCCCCATATCGTACATGGTTTTGGCGTTCTTTAATTTTTCACAATTCATATCACGTACAGTGCGACCTGCCGATATGCCTAATATCTGTGTCTGAACTGCACCAGCTACACCAACAGTACACAAATCAGAGTTACTTGCGCTAATCTGCGGTGATATAGCTGATGGTGGTGGACTGTTAATAGTTGTGTCCATTTCACCATCAGATATTACTGTAGTCTCAGTCCTGATTGTATCATCGGCAAACGCAAAACTACCACTCAATAGGAGTAATGCTATTACAAATAAACGTGCCATATTATCCTCTTCTATTCATTCCTTGTCGCTGTACCTCAATCCGTTCTCGATTTACATCGTTTCGGTTTCCAGCAATGTCTTCAGTGCTTTCAATACGAGCCGCATCTGTTACAGCACGTTGTTCCATTCTAGCAGCCTCAAGTAACAATTCAGATTTGTCAGTGTTAGCTTTACGATCTGCTTCTCTCTGCTTAATCTCTAACTCTTGCATACGAATCTTAACCAATGGATCAGACATTGGATCCTGACCTGGTGGTATAAGTTGATCTAATGTTTCCTGCATTATTTCCAATTGTTGTGCTGCAATTAATTTTTCAAGCTCGGCAGGGTTTTGCATCTGTTGTTGAACTTCAGCAATTTGTTGTTGCGCCGCGGCTGGATCAACTGCACCAGACTGTATCTGTTGCTGAACCGTAACAATTAAGTTTTCAATCTCTTTCATCACAGTCTGACGTGCCTTCTGCGAAATGTGTTCTTGAACGTGGGCATAAAAAGTTCCCATAACCTGTGGAGAAGTAGTAACCAAAGGAGTCTTCATAAACATCACATGTATTTTAATGTGGGCATCATGGTCTTGATCTGGAAATGATTGTAGTATTTCACCCATTAAAGCTCTAGCGTTCTCTACCGCGGGATCAATTGGCTGTGGTTCCGGTGTTGGTGGAAGTATCTCATCAATATTCTGCACCTCAAGTGCCATATACATACGTCTATATGCTGCATGTAGATTGTGCATCTGTGGATTAGATTGAGCCAACTGCAATTGTGTTTGCGCTAAAGTAACTCGTTGCGCCATTGAGAAGATGTTTGGATCGCTCACAGGTATAATGTCTACTCGACCATCAAAGTCAGTAGCCATAATAGTTCGTTCTGCTCCAGCTACGTCGTAAGGATATTCCTGCGGTAAGTTTTCCGCAAAAATACGAGCTAGTATACGAAACTCTGTCTTCTGGGCATAATGCAAACGCTTATGAATTGCAGACATAACTTTCATGCCACGTTCTAACATAGCCATAGTCGTGCCAACCGGAGTGTCTTGACTCATGTTGTTTGTTTGCTCATCAGCCAATGAAACAAAACGCCGTCCGCCTTCAATCAACGCACCCAGTAGTTGAGCTAATGTCGCTGAAGGTTCTTTGTAAGGTAGCGGAATAATAGAATCCCGTATGTTGCCACCAGGGGCATCAATGTCCCGCCATTCTCCAGGTTGTAAAGGCTCGTCATCATTACGAACCTTTACTCCCCGAGCCTTGAAACCCGCTGGGAGGTTTGCGAGTGTTCCAGCATCTATTAGCTGGCGTAGAATGCTAGTAGCCGCACGACCTAATCCACCAATCATGTGAATTAAACCAAAGCCATAGAACCCTAGACCAGGCATAAACTTATAATGTACAAAGTACTGTCGCTTTTTAGCTAGATCAGTTCCTTCATCGTAGTTTCTACGAACAGATAGAATATCACCAGACGATTCATCTATTGTAACAATGTACGGTAGCTGAATGCCAGTAGGTTCTCCATCAGGAGACATGTCTTCAAAACCCTCAAGGTCTAAATCAACATGCATCTCCAACAACGTGTAGATCTCGTCAGTATATGTCTTAGATAAACCTTGGATCTCGTCAACTTTTTCACGAACCTCGTTTGTTTCTAAATCACCTGTCTCTAATTCTATGTCTCGATAGAAACCTGCAACCTGCATCTTGCGAACTTGGTTGTAATCCATTCGTAAAACATGCGTAACCCGAGATGCTGTATTTAAATCAGAAGCTGAGTACGGAACAACAAGATCTTGAGCCGGAATAAACTTAGATACCGAGCGCTGCTTGGCCTCATCAAAGTAGACTTTTTTAAATGTTGAGCCCGACAGCGGTAAATAAAACAACAGTTGATCCATATCAGGATCGTATTCGTCCATGATCTCCATAATCTGGTAGTTCATATACGCTTTTACACGATGTGCTTGAGCTTCTCGCTCTGCATCTTGCTTACCCATCACTTGAGTTTGTACAGGTCCACCGGCTGGTAGAAGCTCCTTGTAGGCCTGTGCTTGGAATTGTGTAACACTTTCCGCTATTAGTGGGTGAGTGACGCCAGAGGCCCCTTGAAATGGCTCTGTGCGCTCCTGCTGCTTAATACCTAGCTGATCTAAACCTTTGGTGTAAGCTTCTTCCCAATCAGCGCGTGATGTTTGGTCATCTTCGTAAGATGATCTAAGCTCAGAAGAAAGCTCCCCCATGTAACCGTCATCTAAATACTCAGCAAGGTTTGCTTCATGCTCCATAGGTGCTTCAGCTTCTGCCTCTTGAATCATATCTGCAAGGGATTGAACTATAGCAGACCCATCTGCATTCTGTATAACCTCGGCACCACCCGAGAAATCTTCTGGCATATCCACAGGGACATCGACTGAAGGCAACATTTCATCAGGTCCACCCTGCATTTCTCCAGTATCTACAAGTGTGCCCATGGGGCGAGGTGGCAAGGCCATTAATAATACTCCCGTTTACGCGGAACAAAGTCTTCTCCGCTGTCTTCACCTTCAAGTGATATAAACCCACCTTGACGAAAACGCATCAGTGCTAGTGTCATGCTATCACAATAGTCATCATGATCGCCATTAGGAAAAGAAACTATTTCTTCTATAACTTCATCCGCAAATTTCTTATCTGCTGGTGCCCAAACCACACCCGCTTCGAATAAGGGTGCAACCATGTGCATTCTAGTTACCTTATCACGCCCTTTGCCTGGTGAGAAGCCTAATGCTGGTATTCCTCGCTGACGAAGTTCATCAATCAACGGTTGACCTGTTGCTTTAGCCTCTACAATAACCATATCAGGGTCCCAATACTCGTGTTCTTCAAAGGCTTTTTCCTTTAACTCAGGGAAATTCCACCTACCACGCTGTGCATCTAGCAAAACTACGTTGTCCGGTCCACCATCTAATGGTTTGAACACTCCCCATGTCGTAATTGCAGAGTAATCCGCTGTTTCTTTCTTAGAAAACGCTGTATCATACGCCTGTAATATGTAATCTAGGCGGGGAATCTTCTCTTCTTCCCACATTTTCCACCACTCACGCTTAATTATAGCAGATTCGGAAGATGTAGGCTGTTGTTGCCACTGAGCCGCCCATTTTCCTACCGGAAGTGACGCTTTAATAGACAACAGTGCGTCTTTTTCCCAAAACTCCGGCCACAATGCGTTACCGCTAGGTAGAATTGCAGGAAATTCTACAACTTCCCACTGGTCTGACATGATATCGCCGCCTTGTTGGGCCAATAAACGGCCTGTCAAGTCTTTTTTACCCCATCTAGTCATAACAATTATGATTGAACCGCCCGGTTGAAGACGTTGTCGAGGTCCAGAGGTGTACCATTCGTATGCATGGTCAAATGCAGTCTCGCTTAACGCATCTTGTTCCGAATGAGGGTCGTCAATGACAAGTAAATCCGCACCACGGCCCGTGATGGCCGCGCCAACACCCGCAGCAAAGTACTCCGCACCCTTGTCCGTGCCCCATTTACCCGCACCTTTATTGTCTTCTTTAAGGTTTGTCCCTGGAAATATCTCTTTATACTTTGGATCATCGATTAAATCCCTTACTTTTCTACCAAACCGCACAGCTAGTTCGGTGTTGTGGGTAGCTTGTATGATTTTTAACTTTGGGTTACGTCCCAAGAACCATGCTGGCATTAGATAACTAGCAAATTCAGATTTAGAATGCCGAGGTGGCATGTTAATAATTAATCGTTTACACTCTCCACGCGCAACAGCCTCAAGCTTTTCAGCTATGACGCGGTGATGACGCCCCTCAATAAAATTATCGTAGACGTGATGAGCAAAAGGCATGAAGTGATCATAAGCTTTTTCTTGTAAATCTAGGCGTTTCTTAGCCTCTGTCAGCGCTAAAATTTCTTTTAACGCCTCCTCGGGTAATGCCTGTAAATTCATGCTCTACGCCTTGATCCATATTGTGGGTTAGGGTTGGTCTGGTAGTAAGCACCACCCGTTGGCCGAACTCGCTCTGGTAAATCTTCTATCATCTGACAAACATACTCACCATTAATTAATACTTTTTCAAATCCTTCTGGACATTCAAATCCGCTGTCGTCTACTACTGGAATATCGTTGTCATCGTCCCCGATATCTACAGTTGTATCTTCACCTTCGCCAGGTTCATCGTTGTCGTCTACCTCAATTGTAACTTCTGGCTCGTCAAGATCTACGTCTGCTCGCGAGTTACGTCGGGATGTATCTACTGCTGTATCTACTGCTGTATCTACTGCTGTATCTACTGGTACTTCTACTACAGCACCAATTCCTGTGGGCTCTGTGTTAAGCTTAGATACCTGAGTTTGATTAGGAACCGTCACTGATTTACCCGGGGTCACATCCACAGCTTGAACATCTATAATTGTTGGGTCCGTTTCTACTACATCATAAGCCGTTGTTTCTGGTGCAACATCGTAGACAATTTCACCCTCTAATACTTGTTCTTGTATATTATTTTGTGGGTTTATACCAGCAATGCCTGATGTTGTAGGTTCAGCATCAAACTTTGACATGCTAGTTGTCGTTGGCGTTGGCACAGTTAACGAAGTACTTGGACCTTGCGGTTTACTTACTGGAAGTCCCATTGCTAGTTCTGCCATTTTTGTTACTTCTGCCATAGATAGGTTGTTTGCTTCAGCAAGCGGTCTAGCCGTCTTCATAGACAACTCTCCGGTAGCATCAATCTCTGCTTTAATAGTATCAATCACAGATAGTTCTTCATTAGCTACAATTTCTTGAGACGTAGTTAAAGGCTGCGCTATATTGCCAGTGCTAATTGGTGTAAACGTTCCACCAGAACCCAGCGATGCCAATCCTTGAGGAACCACCGACGTTGCCTCTACAGCAGAGTTTGGTGCCGTGCTGGTACCTGCCGCCGCAATCTCTTGAGGTCCTAAAGTGCTAGTGTCTACAACAACATCTGTCCCTGGTATTGTAATTAAATTAGGTTCTACATTTCTAGGTGCTGCAGTGTTTAATGTTGTTACATCAACAGGGGGAACAACAACGTTTCCACCACTTAATGCCGTAGAAGCAGACTGACCTACAGTATTAATTAAATTTGCATCCGATGCCGCATTCTGTGCGGCTATAACCTGTTGTGTCTGTTGACCCGCAGTATTAATTAAATTTGCATCCGATGCCGCATTCTGTGTGGCAACAGTTTTAAAGTTCGGGTTACTAACTCTGTCTCTTAGCTCTGAGATAACCTGAGCAGGCATAGTTCCTGTACCAGGTCCAGAGACAATCCCATTTTCTCTTGCAATCCTTAACAGATCTGCTTGAGACGTATTTCCACTATTAACAAGGTCAACGGCTTCTTGTGTTACGGTGTTAGTTTTAATACCAGCAGGTGCGTTAGCATCCATTTGAATCTGTGGTATTCCAGTGCCAACGGCTTCAATGGGTGACGTAGAAACAAGTGGACCTGGAGAGTTGGCTATGTTGTCATACATATTAAATTGTGACGTAGGAGCTTCTTGATTTACAGCGCCTGATTGTGACGTAGAAACAAGTGGACCTGGAGAGCTGGCTATGTTGTCATACATATTAAATTGTGATGTAGGAGCAACTTGATTTACAGCGCCTGATTGTGACGTAGAAACAAGTGGACCTGGAGAGCTGGCTATGTTGTCATACATATTGAATTGTGACGTAGGAGCCTCTTGATTTACAGCGCCTGATTGATCTGTGATCTGTAACGGTGCCGCTTCAGTTCCAACAGTGTCAATTGATGTGTCAATTGATGGGCCACCCGGAATAGCAGCAGTACCACCTATTATACCAGCTATTAAAGCTTCTTCTGCATTAGCAGCAAGTGTTGGTGTTTTATTCGCGGCAGTTGCGGCTAAAGATTGTTCTAGAACACCCTCTGTAAAAGCATTAATAGCCCCGCCAGTAGCTATTCTCTTACCAGCAGCAGTTAATGTTGGAGCTAACTTTGCACCAGTATTAGCTAACTTTGCACCAGTATTAGCTAAGTTCGTACCAGTATTAGCTAAGTTCGTACCTACCATCTTAGCTGTATTATTAAAACCCGCACCTAACTTTTTACCCGCGTTAATAATACCTCTTGGAATGACCTTTGCGCCAGTATCAGCTAAGTTCGTACCTACCATCTTAGCTGTATTATTAAAATTCGTACCTAATTTTTTACCAACTTTAGTAACTACTTCTGGAACTGCCGCAACTAACTTTGGACCAACTTTTGGAATGACCTTTGCGCTAGTCTTACCAGCCCCAGCTAAACCTTTTTTAATCAAATCTGTAGTCAATCCACGGCTACCCAGAACCAGACTTTCAAGACCCCCGAGAGCTGCTGCTGGCACTATAGTCTGTCGGCTTGCCTCTCGTTGTGCAAAATCTATTTGTTCTTGAGTAAGTCCTTCTGGTAAATTGTTCCCAACAATATCTTTGGTAAGGTTTCCAACATCACTAACAGTTTGGGAAACACCTTGTGTAATAAGAGGAGCCGGGTTTCTAGTTAAAAGAGATGTAAGGATACCAGGGGCCATTGCTGAACCTACGCCAAATGTTTTTGCAAGCAACGCTGAATAGTCTATGCCACCTTGATCCTTAAACACAGGACTGTTAAAGGCATCAACCATTGGAGTGCCTGCAGCGTTTTGGATAATTTGGTTACCACGTTCATTTAAACCTCCAGCAACTTTATTTAAATTGGCAGACATTTCGTTTAAAGAGTACTCAGGTTGAAAAGGGTAGTTTGTTGCGGACGTAGCTCCACCGTACTCGTTCCTAGGTGCAAACCCAGGGTCTATAATGCCCGAAACAGGGACATCATTTATATTATTAGACCCTCCTCCAGAATATGTTTTCAATAGATCAGCAACTTTCATTGCCATTCCAAGTGGAGTGCCTTGCGTTATCCTTTGCAAAGCAGTTGGGCCAAGCGTTTCAGAAGGCTCTTTAACAGATCCGTCGGGGTTCAGAGCATCACCATATCTATACGTTGGACGGTACGGATCGGCTATACCTTCTACCGCATCCGAAAAACCTCTAACCGTGTTTCCTAAACCTGTTGTTACGTTTCCTCTAAAAAGAGCGGAGGTACCAGTGCCCAGATCGTTTTGTGCATCTGTTAAAGCATCGTCACTAACGATACGATTTTCATTGATCTGAGTCTGTAACGCAGTTTCAAAACCCGTGCTTGGTGGTCCGGTGTTCGCGGACGAAGTAGGTGATACATCAACAGCAGGCGCTGCTTCTGGAACTACATCATCGCCGCTAAACCAATTTCTTGGGTTAAAACTGCTTTCAGAAAAACTACTTGCTGAAGATGACGTGTTAGATTTTGGGGCTCTTCCAGAAGTAGCAGTTGCAACCGTCCTATCAGAAAAGGTACTGGACCCAGATGAGACCTCACTGTTGGGGTTATTGTAATCTCGAGTGCTTGAAACAGGAGCAGAACCACCCGCGTCATTGTTTCCGTAACTACCAGAACTGCTGGGAGCAGTTTTAGCAGGAGGCGCTACAGCTTTTTGAAAGTTACCGCGTTTCTTGTCACCGCCGCCACCGCCACCGCCGCCAGTATCTTCACCGCCGTAACAAATCTGAGGTTTTAAAAAATTATTAATCATAATACTCAACCACCTTTTTTCGGATACCATCCGTGCCTAGAGCCGCGGTGCGACCGTGCTGACTTAACATGCGGATACACTTCTTTAAAATAATTTTGCATCTGCCTACAAATGTATAATACATCAGAAGTACCCCCTTTGGCAATCAAATCTATGAAAACTAAATGTTCTCCTTTTTCTCGAGCAAAAACCTCCGGACCACAGTAATCTCTCGTCTCAAACTCCTCATCCGTTAAAAAAGCCCACGTCACAAATCCACGATACCTAGAACCATCCCAAAAATGATGAAGCTTCGCAGAACCATGGGCCGGTAATAATCGCCACGCAATCGTCGCACACGGAAATTTACTGTAAGGTTCAGTCGTAGACCACAAATCTATAGCTTTTAATATACTCATGGGACACTTGTACACTAACCACAACCGGAATGAAAGAAGATTGGGCATTTTTTCGGGGCCCCGGGTCCCTAATGGAATTACCAATGAATGATTTCGCTGGACCAGCTTAATAGGGACTCGCATGGTGGTGCGCCCCAAAAAAAGGGGGGTAGGGGGTCAAGGTGTCACTGTCAAACGTGACATAATAGCCACAGTTACCCCTGTAATAATAATGTCACATAATAAATTAAAGTTAAATAAATGTGGTTTAGTTGTGATTTGGTTGTTTACATTCGACAAGTAATAGATGCATGATGTAATCATGGTAAGCAATAACGCTTTACTATTTTAATTAAGGAATAATTATTATGAACGATCAACATGTTTTAGAATGGATACTATCACTTGAAGTCCGCGCTTATTGCTTAGGAAGTAAAGAAGCCTTTGCAATATTAACTCAAAGAAAGGAGGTGTAATATGAAGAATGCAATTAGATACATTACACGCGCCGCGGATTTGGAAGCAAGTGAGACAGGCCTACAAGGCAAACATCAATATCTGTCTGCCCTTGCCAAGCATGTAAACGCGGAATTAAAGCGCGTTGAAAAGCAAGCAATAGAAACTTGTAGGGCAGATCGACACGTCACCGGCAAACGTGACCTTGCACCAAATAGAGACTTGTACATTGAGTTGCATGGAGTGCAAGCATGGGAAAAGAACAAGCGTACAACTAATAGTACGTCACTTGTATGGTCGGTCAATTATGATTACATTGGTGCAGACTTAGAAGAATATCCACAATCAGACTTCTGATAGTACTTGTTAGCCGCCCTTTATTGGGCGGCTATGAAGTGCAATTAAGCACGTTAACGAAGGAAATAATAATATGCCAAGAACAACATTCGGAAAAACAAGACCTCAAGATAATCCATACGCGACATACCAGAACGCCCAAGGCTGGACTTGGAAAGTGTTAAAAACTTATAAGCACTCAAAATCTGAGAATGACTATTCTAGATGGTTTGTTGCCGCTACATCACCTCATATGCACAACGGCCAGTACGAGCTAGGCGATACCTACGCGGGTGAGATCAAAAACTATGGCACTCTGGTCCAAGGTGATCCGCTCTGGATCGAGCAATACCATACACCATCTAAGGTACAAGCGTAATAGTACTTGTTAGCCGCCCTTTATTGGGCGGCTATGAAGTGCAATTAAGCACGTTAACGAAGGAAATATTGTGGAACACATTATAGAAAAAATGTCCGACGATGCTTGCAATCCTAAATTTAAAGTTTTGTTTAGCTTAGTAGGAAAACGCGGGTTTGATGAAATATTAAGTAATGAACCAAGAAGCTTTATTATTAAAATCTTAAAAGAATATAAGAACCTAGGCTATAGCCAAGACCAGATTAATCTTTTTTATGAACGTTGGCTATTGTTGTGGCATTGGGAAGGTTACCCAAAATCAGACCACGGCGAAAGATAATACTTGTTAGCCGCCCTTTATTGGGCGGCTATGAAGTGTAATTAATACAATTAAACGTCCGCTGCAGAAGCGCTGCACTAAAATAAATGGTCTGACATTTGGACGTGATCAAAAAATATCGTATATATATACAGCGGCAAGGCCGCAGAGCCGCAGAGCCGCAGAGAATTATACATATATATATGTAAACAAGGCCGCAGAGCCGCAGAGCCGCAGAGCCGCAGACCTGCAGCCGGACAAAAAAAACGCCTAGACCTGGAGAGCAAGCTTTTAATTCATTGCTTGTTCTTTACTTGTGGATCTTATACAATAAGCCTATGCAATCATGCATTTTAACAAGGAAATTAATTATGAAAAGCGGAATCATCTACAACGGGCCAAGCCTCTTGGATGGTAAGCCTATTGTTGCCATTGCAACATGGTCAAATCGAAACACAAAAACCGGCGCGGTTTTACAAACTTATATATTGCGTTCGGATATTAATCCACTCGAGGCAAGCAAAACCGGCGAAGACTTCTCAATTTGTGGGGATTGTACCATGCGCGGGGAAGTTAACGACGACCCAAAGCGCAAGCAAGCCAAGGGCCGGCGCTGTTATGTTAACCTAGGCCAAGGCGTTTTAATTGTTTACAAGTCATTTTTGCGGGGCGTCTATTCCATGGCAAACACCAAGGCCGGCCGCAATACATTAGGCCGCGCGCGTTTCGTTCGGGTTGGAACCTACGGGGATCCGGCCGCGGTTCCCGATTTCGTTTGGACGCAATTGCTTGCAGAGGCGTCAACCTTTACCGCATATTCACATCAAAGCGGTTGGCGTCCAGATATTGCGATGCAAAGCGCGGACAACAAGGCGCAAGCTGTTGCGCATTGGACTGCCGGCCGTCGTACTTTCCGCGTGATTGCGGATCTTGGCGAGCTAGACAAGGCAAACGAGGCCCTTTGTCCCGCATCAAAAGAGGCCGGCCGGCGTGTCCAATGTACCGCTTGCAAATTATGCAAGGGATCTAGCCTTGCAAAATCCATTGCAATAGTAGAACATTAAAAAACTTAGAGGCCTTCGGGCCTCTTTTAACCAATGTGATAAGGATTACACAATGAACGAATTAAATAGTGCGCTTTTAGATATGTATGATATTAGAACGCAAGCCAAACAAACAGGATTCTACAAAAAACCAAAAGATAATGATGGTACATTCTTTACCTTGGGGGACTGTATAGAGGATGTTATAACTTTCTTGGAAAATTTAGAGGCATGAAACCTGGGGCCTTCGGGCCCCTTTTAATTTATAGATACATAATTAGACAGAGCCGCAGAGCCGCAGAGTTTAGGACCACGGTCCAAAGCCGCAGAGCCGCAGAGTTATGAGCGTGGATGTTTGTGCAAGCCCGCAGAGTTTACCAAAAATTTATAATGATCCAAGATCCGAGGACGCAGTCCCTCGAACAGAGCCGCAGAGTTATCGAAACCCGCACCTGCACCCTCGGATAGGCCACCAGACAGCAGTTCTGGACCTTTTTCACCGCCAAACAAAACAAGGTTGCGCGTAGAGAGGGACTTTACCAAGAAGAAACTTAGACCACCTCGGGCATAATAAGCCATATGCCAAGCAACCTGATGAGGTGAGACTTTTACGGCGTTTCCTTTGGATACCTTCAACTCTATCCAAACGGGGAACCCATTCCAAAGTAGGTGGACATCGGGTACACCTCCTCCATGCTTGTTTTCAATCCTTGTTGCCAGTGTCTTTTTTGGCAGAGCTTTTCTTAACGTGTTCCAAAAGTTCGCCTCGGGCCCCTTGCTCATCGGTCACATCCTTATATTCCGCATCGATCACAAAAGCTTGCGGATATTGTTTTTGTAAAGCCGCCAATCGGGAGGTGATCTCATCCCTTGAGAGCTGATCCAAGGTGTTGATTTGTTCGCGTCTGTCGATAGTTAAACCACCCAATGCGGAGCGAATTTTTTCTGCATTGATTGCGGCAGAGAATTGACCCGCCTCTTCAGCACCTTGAGATAGTTGATGCAGTCGTTGAAGTTGTCCGATAGTTGTAACAGCATAGCGTCTTTCTCGTTCAGCGCGTAGCTCAGTGACATATTCTAATACATGAGGGTAGTCCCTGCCATTTAAAAGAATAGATGCCTGTTTACGTGCGATGTCATGGGAGTACCCCGCTTTACGAGCCGCCTCGGCATTAGAATATATTCCCTCAACAATATGACGAGCAAAAGTCATCTGCCTAGTGGTTAGTTGTCTATCATGTTCGTCTTCTATTTTCTTTTTTAGCGAAGCCATAGCGTCCTCCTTTACAACAAGTATACAACAAGCAAACCACCGAAACAAGTTCTCCTATAGCTTATATCCTAGGGTGAAGTGTAAATAAAAAACCAAGAAGTTACTCTTGGGCTGGTTGTAATGTTCTCTGTATTTACACTATTATGTAAATAACACCTGCAACTGTAAATAGCTTTGTAAATAGGTATATACTACCTAAACTTCTGTTTTTATTCTATTTATTTTCGTTCTGCAGCACCTATTTACATTATTTACACCTGATTAGTATTTTCAAAAACTTTTTTTATTTTTCTGTCAGATTACTGTATATGTAAACTGAACCCATGACCGAGGACAACGGGCCGAGATAAAAGATCTTGCACTCGTGGTCTACATGTGCATTATACATAAGTGTACTACATTAATTATTTTTACCAATGTGCAAAGGATGACTATTATGAAACTAGAACTCAAAGCAATTAAGCATACTGTGTGGGCAAGTGAAGAGACACATTGCTACCAAGCTTCTTTATATGTGAACGGCAAGCCTGTTGCTATTGTGAGCAACGATGGACGTGGCGGTTGTGACCGCGACTATGACCACCCAAAGTTCAAGGGTGATTACCACACTATGATGAAGTCGATATCAGAATATTTTAAATCTTTACCTAATGAGCCTAGCGATTGGAGTGAGGATGGTTTTCCTCAAAGGCTAGAGTATTGGTGTGCTGAACAAGTTAATCGATTTGTTTCGGAGAAAGACCTCAAGCGCAAATTCAAGTCTTATGTTTTGTTTCAGATTAAGGGCAAGGACGGCATTTATCAAACCAAATTTCATCCTACTGTGACCAAGGGTGAATGGATTACTAGCAAGCAATCGGATGAGACCCGTCGCATTTTAAATGATCTGCCGTTTGACGAGGCTCTAACTGTATGGAGGGCTAGTTAATGAGCGCCTACTACAACGAGATCGACCCGTATGCCGCAGAGTGGCTACGCAATTTAATTAAATCAGGACACATCGCGGATGGTGTTGTCGATACAAGGAGCATCAGTGATGTCAAACCAGAAGAACTTTTTGAATTTACTCAGTGCCACTTCTTCGCAGGGATTGGCATCTGGAGCCGAGCCCTCAGAAGTGCAGGATGGTCAGATGACAGGCCAGTTTGGACCGGATCCTGCCCGTGCCAGCCTTTCAGCGGTGCTGGCAAAAGAGCAGGGACTTCTGACGAGCGGCATTTGTGGCCCCATTGGAACCACCTCATCCAAGAGTGTCGCCCTTCAACAATCTTTGGAGAACAAGTTGCAAGCAAAGATGGCCTCGGTTGGCTCGACCTTGTACAAACTGACATGGAAGCAAAGGACTACGCCTTTGGGGCGTTCGATCTCTGCGCGGCGGGCTTCGGCGCTCCGCACATCAGGCAACGCCTCTGGTTCGTGGCCGACACCGACAACTCGGGATCACAAGGGTGGATACCAAGGGGGGCGGATCAGAAACGGGAAGATCAGCACCGACACCTTGGATGTGACAGCTCAACTAACGGCGGGCTGGGCAACACCGACATCGATGACGGGTGGCACGGGGATAGCACCCTCACATCTGACGGGCAAGCACGGGTGGAACACGGGAGCGCAAGCTCAACTATCGGGATGGCCGACACCGCAAGTAGCGGACGACAACATGAGCCGAGTAACCAATCCACAGGAGTACAGCCGGAAGAGGTTGGAAACGAGGCATGCGGG